GTGGGGCGGCGGGGACCCGGGATGGAACCGCCGCCCGGTCCGGAGTACGATGCCTCCACTGGAGGGGCCGCGGCGGATGAGGGGGCTTCCTCGGAACACAACCCGCCGCATGCAGCCAAGAACATGACCGTCTTCCCGTTGATCTACGGGTTCCGCGAGCTCGTAGCGGGGGCGGGATTCGTTGCCGGCGTCACGGTCGAAGGCCGGGCCCTGGTGAAGCGAGAGGGAGACAGCGCCTGGTGGGTGTACGGCGTCGAGCCGGGGGGCGTGGCCGCCCAGGGCGGCAACGAGCACGAGGCCTACATGAACTTCCGCGACTGCCTGCGGGAGATCCTGGCCGACTCGGCCGCTCTGCACCACACCTTCGATGCCTTCCGCGCCGACATCGAGATGCTGGGCCACCAGGTGAACGCGGCGTGGGACGCGGAGTGGCAGGCCGCTCGAGCGGCCCTGCGCACCGGCGACCTCAAGCCCGCGGGCCCGCTCGCCGACCTCCCGCGGAAGACGGGAGATGTGATCGTCGGTATCTCCGCGCTCGAGCTTCGCCGCCCGACGGCCGAGGACAACGCCGTCGAGACGAAGTTCGAGGCCGCCGCCTGACGCTTCCGTGAGCACGGTCGGTCGGGTCCTGCTCCGCGACATCGTCGACATGCTCAAGAAGTGCGCGCCGGGAGCAGAGCTCGTGGTAGGGAAACACAAGATCCGCGTACTCTGGAACGGAAGAGTCTACCCCAACTTGCCGAAGGGGGCCCACGGTCGCCGTCCAGGCCGAGAGGAGATCCAGCGGGGCGAGGTGCGCGACCTCGTCACCTTCTTCGGGATCGAGGACTGCGCGAGGGGCCAGCTCGAGATCCTCCGCTAGGCTTCCTTCGGCGCCCCTTCCACCCACGCCGCCGTGACCCTCACCGCCTCCCGCACGTCCTCTTCGGAGACGATGTTGTAGCGGCGGAAGGTCGAGTCGGTCTGGTGGCCGCTGATCTTCATGACGACGGCCTGGCCCACCCCGGCCCGGATCATGTTCCGGATGGCTGACCGCCGCAGGTCGTAGGGCAGCAGCGTCCGTGGGAGCCTGGCTGCCTTCAGCGCCGCGCTGAACGCACGCCGGTAGTCGCGGATGGGCTGGCCCGGCCTGCCCCGGGAAACCCGGTGGAAGACGAGCTCGCACCCGAGGCGCCGGGCCTTCCTCCGCCGTTCGACGATCGACCACAGGGGGCCCTCGAGCGCCAGCGTCCGGCCCCGACGGGTCTTCGCGGCCCGCGGGTCGAGCTGCAGCGTCTTCGCCTGGAGGTCCACCATCGCCCACGTGAGCTGCCGGATCTCGCCCGGCCGCATCCCCGTCCAGGCGAACCACTCGAGGAAGTCGTGGAGGTCCGTGTCTTCGACAGCCGTCAGGAGCCGCCGGATCTCGGCCGCCGAGAGGAAGCCCTGACGGGCGTTCTGGACCTTGAGGAGCGGGATGTGAGGGATGGCGAGGGTCTTGGGCGGGGTCCGGTGGGCCCCGAGCCGGTATGCCTGCCGCAACAGCTCGAGGCGCCGGTTGACCGTGGCCGCGGCCTTCTTCTCGCGGAGCCAGGATCGTTGAACGGTCTCCACCTTCGCCGTGTCGAGCTCGCGGGCTCCCAGGTGGCCGAAGGCCTCCCGGACGGCCTTCAGCGTGCTCTTCACCTTCGCCAGGCCGGCCGCACCCTTCACCTCGAGGTGGACGACCAGGTCGTCGAGCAGCTCGTCGATCGAGACACGCCGTGTGGAGGGGTCCTGGTAAGTGCCGCGCTCTCGCTGACGCCGCAGCGCCACCAGCCGCCGCCCGGCGGTCTCCTCGTCGGTGGTATGGAGGGATTCGCGGATGCGCCGTCCGTTGTGGAAGAGGACGGCGTACCAGACGCCGCGCCGTCGGAAGAGGCCTCCGTCGCCGTAGGCTGGCATGGCTTTCAGCTCTTCGCGATCAGGAGGCCGAAGTTCTCCGCCACCAGGTCGCGCACCGAAAGCCCGCCCGTGTCTTCCGCCATCCGTCACCTCCGCCTGGCTTCATTGTGGCTCAGGCGTCAAAGGGGCTACCGCAACAGGCCAGCCGCGATGAGGACCGCGACCATGACAAGCAGCGCTGTTACACATCCGGCGCGTCGTGGCTGGCGAGCCGGGGGGACCGGCCGCTTGGGCGGCCGTGTCGCCGAGCTACGCTGGGCCACAGGGGCCCTAACGTCAACGGTGCGTGAGGGGGCGACTTCCCGGAGGAGCGCGCGCTCATACCGCTGCGCTGCTCGGGGTTCGTTGCCGTAGGACCAACGCTGCTCGGGGATGCTGTACCCGAACCGGGCCCATTCGTCGTCTTCCTTAGCGAAGACCTCGCACCAGTCGTTTCCGCCGACCGAGCAAAGGGAATCGCCGAGGAGGAACCACCGCCTGTTTGGATGCGTGCGCCAGCCGAAGGCGAAGAAGCCCGCAAGCCATGCGGGCCAACCGTGGGGTGGGCGCAGTTGCTCGAACGCGCTGATGACGTGTTTGCAGCAGCGCGACGGGCTTCCTTTCGGGAGGCGAGCGCGGTAGATCGTCCAGTCTGGACAACTGCACGAAGGTCCGCTCAGGTCGACGTCGTACAGGACGCCGCCCTGCGTCTGCGAGCGGATCTTCAAGCTGACGGGAATCGCTGGTAGGTCGGGCCGGCTTGCATCGAATGAGGCGAGGGCCTCAGCAGTGCGTTCGTGTGCCGCCATCTCGGCCGCGGCGGCCCGCTGGCGGCCGTGCTCCTTCAGGACGCGACGAAGGCGGGACGCGATCAGCTTCATCTCGGTCGTCGTGACCTTGTCGTCTGCGAGCGCCTGTTGGACGACCGGCGCGATCTCGCTGGCGGGCCATTCGTGGCGTGCCTCCTCGTGGATGCCCAGCCAAGCGCCCAGGCTGCGGACTTCCTCGACCGTGAGTTCAGCGTCGTCAAGGATCTCTTCGCAGAGGCCGATCAGTTCGGCTGACGAAGGCGTCATTGTCTTCCTCCCGGACTGGCCCGCCCGCTACTCCTCCTGAGGCTGACGCTTGGCGTACAGCAGCCGGAGGCCAGCGAGCACTTGGTCCTGAAGACTCATCCCCGTCTTGGCCCGGAACACCATCGCCTGGGTGTGAATCTCCTTTGGGAGACGGGCGTTGAATGGCTTCACCTCGCCCTTAGCCTGGCTCTTCTTGGCTCGCTTCATGGGACTCCTCCCCGCCTGACTGTCTATCAATATACGTTGCTGGGTCGGCCCTTGCAATAAAGAAATCTTGCTGTCGCCCTAAAATGTCGCTTGCAAGCAAGAAAGCAAGGATGTATCTTGTGGGCGTTCGGACGGATGAAAGAGGCGGCCCATGGAGGGACGGATGAGGAATCAGAAGAGCCCCAGACCCAAGGTCGAGAAGATCAGCACGACCGTGAGGCTGCCCGAGGACGTTCGGCGGAAGGCGAAGGTGCATGCGGCCGAGCTCGGGATCACGGTCGAGAAGTACGTCGAGAAGGCCCTGAGGCTGTTCCACCAGCGGGCCGTGGCCTAACGCCAGCCGGGCCTCGCCGCCGCCTAGCTTGGCGGCAGAAACGGCGGCGAGGCCCGCAGCAACCACCCTGAGGCGGATGCCGTGGCGAGCATAACTCAGCCCTTCGCCGAGCCCAGCCGGGCCGAGATCCTCCAGCGGCTGGCCGCCACCCAGCGCGCCCAGGCCGCGACGATGGAGGCCCTGGCCGCCGCGCTCGAGGCTCTCGCCGAGGAGCCGGAGCCCGCCCCCATCGACGAGGACCCGATGCTCACCGTTTCCGAGGCTGCGCGCGAGCTGCGGTGCAGCCCCTCGCACCTGCGCACCGCCTGTCGGCGGGGCGCCCTCAAGGCAATGAGGGCCGGCCGGGCCTACCGCGTCCGGCGCTCCGCGCTGCACGCCTACGAGCGGAGGAGGACGGGAGCATGACACCAGACGAGCACGCCCACGTCCGTCCCTTTCCTGAGCGGGCACCGCTGCCTCCCCGGCGGCGGGCTGAGGACCAGGCGCAACTGCGGGCGATCGGCGCGGCCTACGACCACGTCGTGGACTCCGGGGACCGGCTTCTGTCGTTCCACGTCGTCGCCCGGATCTGCGAGGTCTACCACGCGCACCTCAAACAGCAGGGGGGGGAACCGTGAACGCTGCGGTTCGACGGGCCGCGTTCGACGCGGTGAAGGGCAAGAGCCGAGCGGGATGCCGCAGCCGGGGCAAGGCCAGCGGTACCGCACGGGGCTCGAGACGGGCACGGAGCCGGATGGAGAGCCGCACCGGTCAGAAGGTGAGGAGTCGAACGAGAGGGAGGGGATGATGGCGAAGTCGGTGTCGCCGTTGCAGGTCGGGAAGCCCGTCCTGGTGGACGCGACCACGCGGTTCTACACGGGTCGGGTGGTCGAGCTGACGGACGCGGAGATCGTGCTCGAGGAGTCCGCGTGGATCGCGTCCACCGGGCGCCTCGCCGACGCGCTGGCGAGGGGGACACTGGACGAGGTCGAGCCGGTGCCCTCGACGGGCGCGGGCGAGGCCAACGGCGTCACGTCCGTCAGCCGCGGCGCCGTGATCGCGGTGCAGCTCTGGACGCACCCGTTGCCGCGGGAACAGCGGTGACGCCCAACCCGGACGAGGTGCGCGAGGCCTTGGCCGTCCTGGTGTTCTGGGGCGGGGACGGGGGGCCCGACCCGGAGAAGGCCATGGCGAACGCGCTCGTGGCCGCGGCGGGGTGGCGGGAGCGCCACGAGGCCGAGGAACGCGCGCACGGGCGGCGCCGGGACGAGGCGGCCCACGAGATGGCGGTCACCCTGCAGCTCGCCGAGGCTCGGGAGCGGGCGCGCGTCGTGGTGGCGGGGCGGCAGCGGTGAGCGGGCTGCCGTGACCAACGTCGAACGGCAAGGAATCATGGCGCAGCTCAAGGCGCTTCGTGATGCTGTCGGGGTGCAAAGGCAGGCCCGCGAGATGGCTGAGGCCGCACTCGGAGCTCCGGCTCCGGCGGGGGCAAAACGACCTCGCCGCCGCCGTGTGGTCGCGCTTCAAGGGGCTCAGCGTGTGAGCTTCCCGGTTCTCTCCCCCGCGACATCGGGGGAGGCGCATCGCGCCACGGCTGAAGAGCAGAACCGGGGTCGTACCTGCTCCGACTGCGCCGGCACCGGGCAGGTCGCCTTCCACGACTGCCGGTCGGAGCGCGAATGCCAGATGCGCTGCCCGGTGCTCGAAGCCTGCATGAACTGCCTGGGCACTGGCTGGGTGAGCCGGTGATGGACCCCGAGCTGTACAACCTCGCCCGGCCGTACGCGTGCGTCGAGTGCGGGCGCTCGATGCGGACTCGCGGGGTCGACGGCCGATGCATCGACTGCGCCGTGACGCCCCGGGTCGTCTGCCGGGGCTACGAGACGGCGTCGGGAGCTGTGATCCGGTGCGGGCGGGTCATCCAGCCGGGGCGGGGCGCGGAGATCGCCGGGCAGTGCGTGACATGCGCCGGCGCGCAGGCGCTCGCGTGGGCGCAGCGGAGCGCCCGCCACGCGAGGCGGGTGGCCCGGCAGATGGCGAAGGGGTACGGGCCGGACCCGCAGGGGCGGGATCCATTCCGGGGGATGAGGGAGGACGGCGATGGGTGAGACGGGGGCGGTGGCGGTGGTAGAGGCGCAGCCGGTGGCGCTCGCGACGATGGCGAACCCGCCCGAGGCGGTGCTGGCCGAGGCGCAGAAGGCGGCGACGGCGCTCCAGAGGGTGATCGCTCAGAAGTCGGAAAAGGTCGTCTTCAACGGTGAGCAGTATCTGGAGTTCGAGGACTGGCAGACGCTCGGGCGCTTCTACGGCGTCACGGTCGGGCTGGAGGGCGAGCCCGAGCTCGTGAACATCGACGGGGTCAAGGGCTTCAAGAGCACGGCGGTCGCGATGCTCGCCGGCCGGACGATTTCCCGGGCGACCGCCTACTGCCTCAACGACGAGGAGAAGTGGCGGTCCAAGACCAAGTACGAGTGGGCCTACGTGAAGAAGACCGGGGGGTACTCGGTCGAGGATCCGGGGAAGGGCGAGCTCATCTGGGAGGAGACGCCCGACGGGAAGAAGCGACCGAAGAAGGAGCGGATCAAGACGGGGGACGAGGCGGTGCCGCTCTTCCAGCTCGCCTCGATGAGCCAGACGCGGGCCTGCGCGAAGGCGCTGAGGAATGTCCTCTCGTGGGTGGCCGTGCTCGCGGGTTATCGGCCGACGCCGGCCGAGGAGATGGACGGCCTCGCGCACGCGGTGGACGTGATGCCCTCGCCCGCCCCGGCCCAGGCCGCGGCCGGCGCGCGGTGCCCGCACTGCGGGAGCGGCGAGCTGGGGACGGCGAAGGACGGGGCCGCGTTCTGCCGCGGCTGTGGGCGAGGCATCTGAAGCGGTGCTCACCCAGGCCCTCGCCGTTGGAGGACGTCTCGAGCTGCCGCCGGATCCGCGCGTCACCGCTTTCGTGTGGCGGTACGACGGGGAGCCCATCCATCTGGAGATGACGCCGGTCCACGCCAGGCGGTCCATGCCGCAGAACAGGCGGCTGTGGGCGGGCTACGGGCGGGCACTCAGGTCCTTCGCCGTGCTCTCGGGCCACGACAAGGAGGAGCTGCACGACGCCATGCGGAACCGCTTCCTGACGCCGATGCGGCTCTACACCTCGGAGGGGGAGTTCATCGGCGAAGCCCGCAGCACCAAGCGGCTGAGCGTGCCGGCCTTCGGCGACTACATGGAGCAGGTCTCGGCGCTCTTCGCCGGCTGGGGCGTGGACCTCTATCCCGAGGAGGCCCCCTGACATGGTGATCCCCATCAACTCCCCGAACCTCGCGGGCGGCATCGAGTGGCTCGTGGGTGACAGCCGGCCCCTCGACGGGGTGGAGCTGACGGTGGGCCCGGCCACGGGCGGCGACGAGGCCGTGGACGTGTCGGGCTTCCTCACGCCGGCCCAGGCCGAGCTGCTGGCCTTGGCGCTGCTCGTGGCCGCCCGGCGGGTGAGGACGGAGCAGGACCGGCGGGCGGGCGGAATCAGGAGGGGCTGAATTCATGGAGACCTGGGTGCGTGACCGCGAGGACGAGGACGGGCCGGGGACCCTGCTGGCCGGTGCCCTGTGGGCGGTCGTCGGGGCCCTGCTGTGGGTCCTGATCATCCTGGCCGTCCGGTGGGTGTTGCAGCTGCCGCCGCCCGCGCTCGTTCGGCTCGGGGCGGTGGTGCTGCTGTTCGCCGGGACGGGGCTCGTCTTCGGGGCACTCATCCAGATGGAGCTGACGATCCGACCGCCTGTGGATTCGAGACGTGGGCGCCGGCCCAGCGCGACCCCCCGTCCTACCCGCGCTGACGCCCTAACCCCGCCCCCGGCCGGAGGGGCGGGCCTTCACATGGTGGGATCAGCGGCGGGTGCGACAAGGGCGACACGGACTAGGGAGGAGCCATGACGACACACGATTTCGGCCATGGGCCCGTGCCTGCGGTGATCGGCGGCTCCGCGTGGATCGGGTCCGGGGACGGGGAGCGCGGATGACCCCGGTGGGGGTGATGGCAACCCTGTACGTCCTGGCGCTGCTGCTGTGGGCGGCCTACACGGCGATCCACATGCGGAGGATGCGGTGAACGGATTCTTCGCACGCGGCGCGGACGGCCAATACCACCCCGACCCCCTGCCGAACGCGCCAGCAAGCGTACACAAGCGTACACGGCCCTGTCTGGCGTGCGGCCGGGCCTTCCCCGTGAATCCCTGCTACGTCAACGAGCACGCCTTCTGCTGTCCGGCCTGCCGGGCGCGGTGGCACCGGCTCCACCCCGGCGAGTTCCGCCAGCGCCCCCTCGACTTCGCCCCCCCGCCAACCCCGGCCCCGCCCGTGATCGACCAGCGCGTGCCGGCCGAGGACGTGGCGGTACTCGGGCGCCACAACGCCATCGTCCTGGCCCGGCTGCGGCAGGGGCCGGCCACGGGGGCGCAGCTGGAGCAGCTGCTCGGCCCGGGGTCGGCCTGGAGGACCCGGGTCAGCAACGTCCGGGTTTGGCTACAGCACCACGGCGAGACGGTGACCGCACGTCGGGCAGCCCCGCGGCTCTGGCTCTACCGCATCGAGTCCCTGTGACCGACGACGAGCGCCACGACAGCATGTCGAGCCTGGGCGAGCACGAGCTGCTGCCCCGCACCCGGCGGGGGCATCGCCTCCGCACCCGCTGCCCCTGGGCGGACCCGGGCCCCACCGACCGCTACGCCCCCGCCCCGTGCGGGTGCGAATGCAGCGACGCGACGGGCTACCGCCGGCGCCGGCACGAGTACGCCCACGAGAGCCCCGAGGGCGTGCGCTGCGTCTGGTGCGGGCGGCTGCGAACGTGGGACCCCCTGTGACCCTGCACGACGTGGTCTCCCTGCTCGTGATCCTGATCGCGATCCTGCTGTTGGACCTGGCCTACGCGCTCGTCACCGCGACCCGGAGGCGCCGATAGATGCTGAGAGGCACGCCAGATCACCCGAAGACGCTGGCCCTGATGGAGCAGCTGGGCTGCGGGAAGGCCATGGCGGTCGGGATCTTGGAGCTGCTGTGGCACTTCACGGCCTGTTACGCCCCCGAGGGGGACGTAGGGCGGTGGCCTGACGTGGTGATCGCCAGGGCGGCGGGCTGGGAGGCCGACGAGTCGGCGGACTTCATCGCGACCCTCGTCCGGTGTGGTTGGCTGGATGCAGACGCCGAGCATCGTCTGGTCGTCCACGACTGGTACGAGCACTCGGACCGGCATGTGCGACGCAGACTTGCGCGCCACGGGCGTGAGATGGTTGCCCGGCGGGCGCCCATTGGCCGCCCATTGGCCGCCCAAGAGGCGCCCATTGGCCGCCCATTGGGTACCCAAAGGGTGGCCCCGCCAGAGCCAGAGCCAGAGCCAGAGCCAGAGCCAGAGCCAGAGCCGGTAGGTAGGGCGACGCCTGCGGCGCCGCCCCCCGCCCCCCCGCCTGCTCTCCCGCCGGCAGATCGGACGGAACGGGCGCTCCGCCAAAGCACCGAGGCCCTGCGGACGAAGCTCTACGCCCTGGTCGACGAGGCCGTAGGTCTCGACCCGCGCCAGCGCGACCCGACGGAGCTCATGCGGCTCTTCACCGGCTACGTGAAGGGAGACGGGACCCCCGTTCGCGGGGTGATAAACGCGGCGCTGATGACGCACGAGCGCCTGGAGCGGTCGGTCAAGGACGCCGAGGAGCAGATCGCGGAGTGGAGGGATGGGCAAGGACAACGTCAGGCTGGTGAGCCAGGACACGGGGCAGACGGCCTACCACGAGGCCGACGAGGGGTGGAAGGGAAAGCGCGTGATCCTGCAGCTGGGCGGCCGGCCCACGGACTGCGGTGAGGCCCGGATTCGGCTCACGGAGCCGTTCTGGCAGCCGGGCGAGGAGGCGGTCTGGCTCCGGGCTGTCCGGGCCTGCCCGGTGTCGCAGTACGGGCACCTGGACCTGTACGCGTACCTCCGCGAAGTAGGTGTCGTGGCGACGGGGCTGATGGCGGGCCAGCCGGTGCAGCCGATGCCGCGGCGCGGGCTGTCGCCGCGGGAGCGTGACGCTCGGCTGGGTGTGCTCCGGGCCCAGGCGAAGCCGGACCTGCCGGAGTGGATCGAGGACCACACATGACCGCCCGCGAGACGCTGAAGCAGATGCTTCGGAAGCGCAAAGGCTATGGCCCAGGATTCGCTTGCGAAATCGGATTCACGGGAGAGCAGGCGGCCGCCATCCGCGAGGTCCTCGCCGCGCTGGACGAGTGCGAGCGCGACTACCCGCCCGAGCCCGAGGCCGGCAAGCCGGACGTGCGAGAGGCGCTGGCCGAAACGGGGCGGCTGCGCGACGCACTGTGGGCGGCCGGCGAGGCTGTGAACGAAGCCGCGAGGATAGTGCGGAAGGTCCTGGAGCAGTAGGTGGGAGGAGGAACGTGATGGCAAAGACGAGGCCGGCCGAGACGCGGACGGTGCCGCTCCCGGTGACGTTGACGAAGGACGAGATCCTCGCGCGGGGGAAGGAACTGGCCCGCGTGAAGGACGAGCACACGAGGGCCGCCGACGAGCTGGAGACGGCGCAGCTCGCCTGGAAGACCATGAAGGAGGGCTTCGCAAACCGGATCAGCGAGGCCGAGGACCGCATGCGCCAGCTCGCCCGCGCGATCAACTCCGGGGTCGAGACGCGCGACGTCGAGGTCTGCGACGAGCCGGAGTTCAAGGCGGGCGTGATGAACACGGTCCGGCTCGACACGGGCGAGCTCGTCTCGTCGCGTGGGCTCACCGAGGCGGAGCGGCAGCGGAGCCTCTTCCGCCCGGAGAAGGGCGCGAAGGCCGCGGCGAGCGCGGAGTAGCGCCGTGGTGCTGAAGGTCGTGATCCCCGGCGAGCCGTGCAGCCAGGGGCGCCCGCGGTTCGCCCGCCGGGGCCGGTTCGTCATGGCCTACGACCCGCCGAAGAGCCGGAACTGGAAGGCGACGGCCCAGCAGCACATGCGCGACGAGATGGACGACGACGCGCCCCTCCAGGGTCCGCTGCAGGTCATCGTGCAGGCCCTCTTCACCTGCCCTCTCAGCGACCACCGGAAGTCCATGTCCCGCCACCGGCGATGGCACGCGAAGCGCCCGGACGCCGAGAACGTGGCGAAGGCAGTCCTCGACGCCGGGACGGGCGTGATCTGGCGGGACGACAGCCAGATCGCGAGGCTCGTGGTCGCGAAGCACATTGCCGCGCAGGACGAGGCTCCGGGCGTGATCGTCAGCGTGGCGACGCTGGAGGACGAGCCGTGATCGCGGGGCGGTGCCTCTGGTGCGACGCGCCGGTGAAGCGCGGGGGGCCGCCAGGGGGGAAGTCGGTCGCGCCCCCGCCTCCACTCGAGGACGAGCGGTGACGCAGCCGACCCCCACCGAGCGCCTCTTCGCCCGCCTGTCACACCTGCCGGATGACGGCGTCCGCGCTCTCGAGGGCGCCCTCGAGCGGGCCCATGCCAGGGCGCGGATCACCGGCCTCCACGCGCGCGTGTCCGTGGAGTTCGAGGTGAGCGCAGACGGTCTCATCGCGGTGGAGCTGACGGCCCGTTACGAGCGCAGGCCTTGACGCTGGTGCTACCCTTGCTGATGTCGTACGCCTGAGCCCGCGGCCGAGCCAGCGCGGGCGGTGACGGCGGCCGTGCCCGGGCCGAGCCAGCCGGGAGACATGACACGCGTCTCTCGGGGGTTCGGGTGCGGATCACGGCGTTCGGCCAAGCCAACAAGCAGATCGGCCTGCGTGAGTATCCCGCGGGAGAGACGAACCCTCACATCCTCGCCTGGCTCGCTGACGCCGGCATTCCCAACGCACAGGACGAGGTGCCGTGGTGCGGCGCCTTCGTGGGCCACATCGTATGGCGCCACTGTGGCCTGCCGGTGCCGAGGAACTACGCCCGTGCCCGCAGCTGGCTCAAGGTCGGGACGCCGATCCCCATCGAGTCCGCGATGGCCGCCTGGGACGTCGTCGTCCTGCGGCGGGGCGAGGAAGGCGACCCGGGGCCTGACGTCTACAGCGGCCCCGGGCACGTCGGCTTCTTCGCCGGTCTCGAGGGGCTCGTCCACCGCCGGGTGCTCGTCCTGGGCGGCAACCAGGGCGACGAGGTCTCGATAGCCCCCTTCCCCGAGGGGCGCGTCCTGGGTGTTCGGCGGCTGCACGCGGAGGACGGCCCGTGAGCAGCCAGGACGTGGCCCCGGTGGGGCGGGAGGGGTGCCAGCCCCCCGTGGCGACCCCTCCCGCCCCTGTCGTCTCGCTCCGGCTTCCCCATTCCATCTCTTCCCAGGGGCGAGCGGGCAAGGCGTGTCTTCTGCCGGCGGTGAGGCCGGCTCGCCCCTTCCGCGAGGAGGTCTGATGCCCAGGAGCATCCCCGTCGGTGACGTGCTCCGTGCCGTGGTTCCCACCAACTGGCGGTGGGTGCGCTACATCCTCGACCGCCTGAAGGGCATTGAGATCAGGCGCGGCGACACCACCATCCAGCTCGACGAAAAGCCGGGGGGGGTGGGGCCCACTGCGGTGCCTCCGCCCAGGACGGGCCTCGACCAGCCGCACCGCATCGCGCCGAACGTGGTCCGGGGGCCGCGCCGGTGAGCCCCGAGGTCGTCTGGATCGGCTGGCTCGCGCTGTTCCTCGTCTACGAGCTCGTCGCCGCGCTGGCCAGGCCCAGGGGCGGCACGCTCAGCGCCACCATCTGGCGGTGGTTCGGGGTCCGCGCGCCGCGCCCCCTCGCGTGGCTCCGGCGCTCCGTCCTCGGGTGCTTCCTCGGGGCCCTCGCCGGCCACCTGGTCATGGGCTGGTCCGTCGTCCCGGTGATCGCCTTCGGCGCGCTCGTGGTCGCCGTCATCGCCTGGGCGGTGATCGCCGACCACCGGCGCCGGACGCTCCTCCTGGCCGTGGTGGCGCTCCTCCCGCTCCTCGCCGCCGGGAAGTGCGACCGGCAGTGCAAGCAGTGCGCGGCGGGCCAGCTCCCGGCCGACGTCTGCGAGGCGCTCGTGGCGGCGGGGCAGTGCCCCGCCCCCGAGCCCACCCCCACGCCGGCGCCGGCCACCTGCGAGCCGCCCTGCCCAGACGGCCAGGAGTGCCTCCCGCAGCAGACGACCCCGCCCACGTTCGCCTGCGTCCCCAAGCCCACGCCCCCGCCGGGGCCGAGCTCGTGCAGCCAGGTGGCCTGCCCCCCGGGCTACCACTGCATCACCGTGACGACGCCGGAGGGGACCGAGGCCAGGTGCGTCCCCGATCAGCCGCCGCCCCCGCAGCCCACACCACCCACCCCGACCCCCACGCCCCCGCCGGGGCAGGCGAGCTCGTGCCCCCTGGGCGGGCAGCTGGTCGAGGGCGCCGTCGTGTACATGAACGGGAAGTGCTACGCGAGCCAGCCTGACGGCACGTGCCGGAGCTGGGACTCGACCGTCCGGGTCCGCGGAGACCAGGCCTTCTGCTTCGCCATCCACGGCGTCGTGACGAACGACTGCCACCTCGAGGGCTGGGGCGACGCGGCCAAGCGCGTGGCCTGCGAGATGGAGCTCCTCGGGCGCTTCGTCGGCAAGCCCCACGCCTGCCCGGAGTGGGAGGGTCGCTGCTACTCCGACCACCCGAACGAGGCGGAGTGCCCGATCACCTTCGACCACTACGGCTCCCCCTGCACCGGCTGCCGGGACAACCCGGACACCCCCGAGTTCGAGGGCTGGCCGAAGGAGTGCGGGGAGCAGCGCGACGCCGACGGCAACCCGAAGGCCGGGTTCTTCGTGGTGGCGCACGGGAAGGGCCAGGTCCGCGCGTGCCGGCCCGACCACGACCCGGGAACGTGCGGGCCCTGGCGAGATGTCGACTGGTAGAAAACGCGATGTTCTCTCTGGGCGGTCCCATGACTCCCGAGCCCGGCCTCGTCGTCGTGGTGAACGGTCGCCCGCACCGGCTGTGGGGGATCGCCCTCACGGAGACCTCCGGCCACCTGCCGGTGTGGCTCGTGGACGTGGACGGGGCGAAGGGCAGCGCCGGCACGCTCGAGTCCGCGCTGCTCATGGCCGCCCGCGCGGCCGACGCGAAGAAGGAGGGGTGACGTGCTGAAGACGATCGCCGTGCGGTTCTTCAAGGCCCGGTGGGGGAGCCTCCTCCCGCTGATCTTCAAGGCCGCCGCGGAGGGCCGGTTCGGGGCCGCGGTCGAGAAGCTCTACTGGCTCGCCGAGGGCAGGAAGACCTTCACCGGCGCCGTGCTCATGGGTATCGGCACCGGCCTCGAGGCGGTCGCCGCGGCCTACCCCGAGCTCGCCTGGGCTCCCGCCGCCGCCCGCGTCGTGTTCGCGGTCGGCGCGTGCTTGAGCGCCGTCGGCCTGGTGGACGGCGGCGTGCGCGCCCCCTGGCCGAAGGGGACCGCCATCCCACCCGAAGAGAAGCAGTAGGGGGGCGGCCCTGGCGAAGCGAGAGACGCGCACCGTCCGCGCCGGCGGCCAGCCGAAGCGGAGCCACATCGACGCCGAGTACCGCATCCAGGCCCTCCAGCTGGAGTGCAACACGCTCTCGTCGCTCCTCTCCCGGTTCCGGGGCGCGGTGCGGGACTACCTGACGTCCCTCCCGGGCGAGCTCGCCACGGCCCCCGAGGCCTCCCGGCTGCGCCTCGCCCTCGAACGATCCACCGGGCGCGAAGAGGCGGGGGCGTGACTTCGAACGCCCCCGGGGGGATCCCCGAGCGGCTGCTCGACGTCGGTCAGGCGCTCCTGCTCCTGGCCGTGCCCGCCTCGGGGGCGTGGGGCCTGCGGCGCCTGGTGGCCGGCCGACGCCGGCGCCGGGCCGACGCGGAGCTGCTGCTCGCCGCGGCCGAGGCCGCCCGCGTCGCCCTCGACGCGACACGGAAGCTCCTCGAGCGCACCCAGCCGGCCACCCTCACGGTGGCGCCGGTGCAGTGGGCCGGCGAGGCGGCGGTCCTGCGGCAGCGCACCGACGATGCCCGCAACCGCCTGTGGGTGGCCCTGGGCTACCCGGACCCGCGCGAGGAGCCGATCACCGCGGACGAGCGCGAGGTCCTCGCCGCGCTCGGCCGGACCCTGCGCCTGCGGGCGCGGGAGATGACCGCCGAGGAGCGCGCGGCCTACCTCGAGGCCCAGCGCGTGGCGATGCGTCGCGCCGCGGGGCTGCCCGACGCCGAGGTGCCGCTCTTCAGAGACCAGGGGGGGGCCAGCTGATGCCTCTGGACGTCATACCGGCCATCAACTTCCTGCTGTTGCTCGTGCTCTTCGTCTACGTCTACCGCAAGAGCGCCCACTGGACCGGCCTCTCACAGGACGCCCGGCTCCAGATCGTCGAGGCGGAGCTCGACCACAGCCGCCGCCGCCTCCTGCAGCTCGAGCAGAGCTCGCAGCACATGCTGCGCGACTACCTCACCACCAACGAGGCGATCCTGCGCGAGATCCGCCAGCTGGCGACGTCGGTGGGGGAGCTCGGCCGGCTGTCGGAGCGCGTGACGATCCTCGAGGAGCACCGGGCGGATGTCGAGCAGGAGATCCAGTTCGTGAAGGACCTGGGCTGCGGGTACCCCGACTGCCCACGCATGAAACGGATCGCCGGCGCGCCGGGCGCCGCGGCCGGCCCCGAAGGAGGGGAGCGATGAAGAAGCTGTTGCTGTGCCTGGCGCTGGTGCTCCTGCCCGCTCTTGCATCCGCGTGGGTGTCCCGGGGGGACGCACTACTACAGTGACTACGTCGACGCGGACAACGCCCCCCCCGGGGGAGCGGCGCCGTCGACCTCCCCCCGGGACTCTCCCCCCGGCCCTCTTCCGCGCCGCCAGCATTGACGGCTGGATGTCGCTGTCGGAATTGCGCTGGCTCGCCCAGGCGGCGCGTGGTTGCCGAGTCATCGTCGAGGTCGGCAGCTACAAGGGCCGCTCCACCCGGGCCCTCGCCGACCACTGCCCCGGCACCGTGTTCGCCGTCGACCCTTGGGACGGGGGCTACGTGAACGACGACGATACCCAGGCCCGCTGGCTCGACACGCGTCAGGCGCGCGAGCAGTTCCAGCGCAACCTCGACGATCACCTCCGCACCGGCCGTGTCGTCCAGCTCGTCCACTTCTTCAACGCCGGCGGCGCACAGGCAATCGAGGACTGGCTCGGCGGGCCCGGGCGAGCGGATCTGATCTTCATCGACGGGGACCACCGCTTCGAGATGGTGCTCGAGGACATCGCACACGCCCGCCGTCTCGCACGCCTGGGAGGGATCATCGCCGGACACGATTTCACCCATGTCAGCTGGCCCGGCGTCGCGCGCGCGGTCAAGCGCGAGTTTCCCAACCACAACCTGTGCGATTCGATCTGGTGGGTGCGGCACAAAGAAGCTGAAGGGGCCGTCTTCAAAACAGCCGGGGGCGCCACCGCATGAGGATCGTGATCCCCTCCCTCGGCTACGGCGACTTCCTGGCCGCGACGCTCCCAGCCTGGCAGCTGCGCTTTCCCGGCGCGACAATCGTCGTTGTCACCGCTACAGGCGACGATGACACAGCAGACGTCGTCCGCCATCACGGTGCCAGGCTCTGCGTCACGGATGCCTGGTTCGCGTTCGGGGCACGACTCAACAAGGGCTGGGCCCTGAACGTGGGCTTCGGCTTCACCGGCGCGCTCACGCCCCCCAACAGGGGCGAGCGTTGCCTGTCGGTCGACGCCGACGTGTACCCCTTCGGCCCCTTCCCCGAGGAGCTGGCCCCGCGCACGCTGTACGGGTGCCCGCGGTACCTCTGCCGCACCCCCGAGGAGCTGCAGGCGCACCAAGAAGGCAGGCTGAAGCGCCATCAGATGCCCGTCCTGCTGGCCCGCTACCGTGGCAGTGACGCCCCCCAGGGCGTCATCGGTGCCGGCCGCAAGACCCTCGACAGCGCAGCCCGCAGCTGCCTCGGCTACTTCCAGCTCTGGCGTCACTGCGGCTTCACCTTCTCGAGCAACATGACCGCAGGCAAGTACGACATCGTCTTCCGGGACCAGTTCGAAAAGCGGGCCGCTCTCACGGACTTCTACGTCCTCCATCTCGGCGACGCCTCGCGCAAGAACTGGAGCGGGCGGTCAGTCCCACGATGGGGGGCGCGCCCCACGGGACCGGCGGCCCGTCCCGTTTGCGAAGAGGAGGCGCGTTGAATGCCTGCCGACGCGTTGAATGGCGGTTACTCCTTCCTCGAAGTGCCGAGGCCCGATCCCCGGAAAGGTGTGGTCGAGATCGGTACGGCAGCGGCTGCTGGCGCAGCTGCGTTGGGGCGCGCATCCATCGACGTCCGTGGACCCCGCCCGAGCTGCATTGAGGGGGGACATGAACAACCGGGGGGCGTGTCCGTTGCAGGCGGGCCCGGGCCCGCACTTCGTTGGCCCGGGTAAACGAAGCCCGAGCGATTCCTCCTCACCGCAAAGCCGCGACGAAGAGCCGATGGGTGCGGGGCCCCTGGGGCCGCCCGGGAGGGTGGAGCGGGTGAAAAGGGCGCACGCCAGCCCCGCCTCCGGCGTAAGTCCTAGAGGGTTAACGGTTTGAAACAACGGCAGAAGGCGAAGGTGCGCCGTGATCTGGTAACCCGGGCCGCAGCGGCCCTCGCGCTCGGGGTGGCCCCGAACCGGATCAACAAGTGGGTAGGCGACGGCGCCCCGGTGGCCGTACCTGGCAAGCGCGGGCACTCGGCCATGTACGACCTCGAAGCACTACAGGCATGGCGGGAGGCCCGGCAGCCGGAGGCGGGGGACGCCCTGAGCCTGGGGGCGGCCCGCGCCCGGCTGGCCGAGGCGCAGGCGGTGAAGTGGGAGCGCGAGAACCTGGTCCGGATGGGCCAGCTGATCGAGCGGGGCGAGGCTGTCCGGGAGGGCCAGGCGGTGATTGCCGCGCTGAAGGCTCGGCTGCTATCCCTGCCGCGTCAGGCCGTCCTGCGCGGGGCGCTGCAGCGGGAGCACGAACCGGTCTTGAGGGGGCTGGTGGTCGAAGCGCTGCGGGAGCTGGCCCGGTGGAAGACCGTGGAAGACGCCGAGACCGCGGAGCGGAGGCGCCCAGCATGACGACGGTCCCAGCTCCGGTCGCGCTCACGGCCGCCTGGTGCGCTGCGTTCGAGCCGCCGCCAGAGCTGACGGTGTCGGCCTGGGCGGAGCAGTACCGGCACCTCCCCGAGGCGAGTGCTGCACGTGGTGGGCAGTGGAGCAACGCCGCGGCGCCCTACCTCGCCGGGATCATGGACGCCACGCGGGACCCGCGGGTTCGGAAGATCGCGTTCATGAAGGCGCACCAGTCGGGGGGATCCGAGGCCCTGAACAACGTCATCGGTTTCCACATCCACCACGACCCGTGCCCGATCCTCGTCGTCCACCCCACCCACCTCGCGGCCGAAGCGTTTTCGAAGGAGCGGCTGGCGGACATGATCCGGTCGACCCCCGAGCTCGCGGCCGTCGTCCGGGACAAGGCCCAGCCGCGAGTGGTGGCGCACCAGGCCGAAAGCACGCTTGCCCTGAAGATGTTCCCGGGCGGCTTCCTGGCGCTCGGCGGAGCGAACACGCCGAACACCTTCGCGCGGTGGGCCGTGCGGCTTGCCATCGGGGACGATGTCGATCGGTTCCCTGCGGTCGTAGGTGAGGAAGGGGACCCGGCCGATCTCCTCGTGAACCGGACGACGAGCTTCTTCGACGCGCTCTCGATCTTCGTCTCGACCCCGACGCTGAAGGGGGGGCGGATCGACACCCTCTATGCCCGCAGCGACCGGCGCCGCTACTTCGTACCCTGCCCTGCGTGTGGCCGGCGGGACTGGATGACCTGGAGCGACCCGGATCACTTCCGGGTGGTCTACGACGGAAACGACGCCGAAACGGCGCGGCTCGAGTGCCCCTGCGGGGCCCGCGTGTTGGAGCCGGAGCGGCGGGCCATCGTGGCGCAGGGCGAGTGGCGGGCCACGCGGGAGCCGGACGAAGCCGGCCTCGTGGGCTTCCATCTCCCGGCCATGGTCTCGACCCTCGGGGATGTGACGCTGCCCGGCCTTGTGGCGAAGTGGCTGTCCGCCCGCGCTCGTGGGAGGGAGGCCCTCCGGGTCTTCATCAACACCAGCCTCGCCGAGGGCTGGGAGGACCGCGGAGCTCGGCTTGAGGCCCACACCCTGCTCAGCCGGCGAGAGTCCTACGGCGAGGATGTGGACGTCCCGGCGGAGGCGCCGTGCCTCACGGCCGGCGTCGATGTCCAGGTGGACTACTTCGCGCTGCAGGTCATGGCGTGGGGGGCGGCGGGAGAGCGCTGGGTAGTGGACTGGCGCTCGATCCCTGGCAGCCCGAAGCGGGCGGAGACTCAGGCGGCGCTTCTGGAGGCCCTCACCGCCCGGTACCGCCACGCCTCCGGGCACTTCCTTCCGATCCACGCGACATGCGTCGACTCGGGCTATGCGACCGAGGAGATCTACGATTTCGTGCTGGCGCATCAGCAACGGCGGATCTACGCCACGAAGGGCATCGCCGGCCGCTCGGGGGAGCCCATCATCGGCCGAGTGAACGAGCGCACCTACGGGCGCCGCGGACGTCCGGTCAGGCTGTACCCGGTCAACGTCGATGACGCCAAGGCCGAGGTGATGGGCGCTCTCGCGGTCACGGCGCCCGGGCCGGGCTGCCTGCACTTTCCCGAGCTCGTGGACGAAGAGTATTTCGCCCAACTCTGTGCTGAGCACCGCGAGATCCGGACGAACAAATCCGGTATCGCCACGCACACGGTGTGGGTGCAGGACCGGGAGCGGAACGAGGCCCTCGACACGGCGGTGCTGGCCCTCGCAGCGTTCCGGCTCCTCGCGCCGAACATCCGTCACATGGCCGACACCCTGGCCGCGACGACGCCTCCGCCTGGGGGTGGGGAGCCAGGACCGGCCCCGGCACCGAGGCCGGCGCCATCCGCTGAGCGTCGCGTGAGCAGGAGTGGGTACCTTGGGAGATAGGCCCCGCTTCGTCTCGCTGTGGTTCGGCGATAACCCGCAGTTCGAGCGGATGGCCCGTGTCCTCGAGTTCACGGCGCGCCGGCACTGCCCGGGATGGTCGATCGAGGTGCAGAGGATTGCACCCGCGATGCCACGGTTCAGCCCGCTCGGGATCGCCAGCCACGCGCTGAACACACAGAAGATGGACGCCTGGCGAGACGTGATCGCATCGGCGCCGGACGGCGACCGGATCCTGCTGATCGACTCGGACACGGTGATCCTGCGCTCGCTGGACTCCGCGTGGGATGACGAGTTCGACCTGGCCTACACGGTGAAGGATTCCAATCGCTTCCCCTTTAACAGCGGGGTCGTGTTCCTGCGGGCTGGGCCAGGCGCTCGCGCCTTCGCCGATGCCTGGCAGAAGGAGAACGTGCGTCTCTTGGAGACACCGAAGGAGCACGTGAAGTGGCGCTCGAGATACGGAGGCTGCAACCAGGCGGCGCTCGGGGCGATGTTGGAGGGCGGGGTGGTCTCCCGGCTGGGGCTGCGGGTCGTCAAGCTGCCCTGTCTGGAGTGGAACTGCGAGGACTCGTCGTGGGCGGGGTTCGACCCGGCCCGGACGCGGATCGTCCATCTCAAGTCCGGCCTGCGGCGGGCCGTTTTTGCGCTGGGCCCAATGAACGCCCGACTGGCCCGGCTCGCACACATCTGGAAGGCCCTTGAGCGCGAGGCCGGGGGCCCGCCGCCGGCTCCTGGCGCGGTAGTGGCGCCGTCTCTCTCCCCCAGGGTGGCGCGGTTGGGGTGGCGGCGACTTCGTGTGCGGACCCGATGAGCGAGAAGCCCTGGCTGACGCTGGGCGAAGTCGCGGCGAGGCTGCACGTCGCCAGGATGACAGCGTGGCGCCTGCTGCGTCCGTTCAGGGGGCGCTGTCACCTCGCCCGGGCGGGCTCGCACCCGCGGCTGGTGCTGTGGGTGCCGGCCGAGGTGCTGCGCGAGCTGGAGAGCGAGAGGCCCCGTAAGGCCGGTTCGGCGAAAACCCCGTCAAGCCCTTTTCACCATAGCCTCTCACCATAGCCTCTCACCTTATCAGGCGCCCGGTCTCGGCCGAGAAGCGGCCTTACCCTTCTTCCCCAGGATGGCGTTCTCAGAGGCCGACCTCGCGGCAGTCGAGGCCGCCCTGGCGAAGGGCGAGGCCTACGTCATGTTCGCCGACCGCGCGGTCTCCTACCGCAGCGTGGCCGACCTCGAGAGGGTCCGCGATCGGATCAAGGACGAGCTGGCCGCGGCTTCGGGCGCCGCCCGGCCGAAGCAGACGCTCATCGTGGCGACGAAGGGGCTGTAGTGGCTTCCGGCCCGGCGCCTGCCCAACTCGCCCTTCCGCTGGGACGTGGTGTCGCGGTGACGGTCCCCCGGATCCACGCGTCCGTGTACGAGGCCGCTGCGCAGACGCGGCGCACGGTGGGTTGGCGGGCGCCGTCGACCTCCCCGAACCTCTCGGTCCTCTCGAACCTCGCGACGCTGCGCGACCGCTCCCGCCAGGCTGTCCGGAACGACGGGTGGGCGAAGGGGACACTCGACAAGCTCGTCACGAACATCATCGGGACGGGGATCAAGCCTCTGTCGAAGGCGGAGGATCCGGAGTTCCGCCGCGCCGTGCAGGCCTTGTGGCTTCGATGGACGGACGAGAGCGACGCCGACGGTCTCCTGGACTTCTACGGACAGCAAGCGCAGGCCGTCCGCACCTGGCTGGAGGCCGGCGAGGTCTTCGTTCGCCTTCGGCCGCGGCTGGTTTCCGATGGCCTGAGCGTTCCCCTTCAGGTGCAGGTGATCGAGCCGGAGCTGTGCCCCTACACCCTCAATCGGGCTCTGCCGAGCGGGAACCGGGTTCGGGCCGGCGTCGAGTTCAACGGCATCGGGAAGCGCGTGGCGTACTGGTTCCACCCTTCTCGCCCCGGCGCCGAGCAGGACTGGGACGAGAACCAGGTCCGGCGTGTGCCGGCGGATCAGGTCCTCCACATCTACGACCCCCTGCGGGCTGGGCAGATCCGCGGGCTGCCGCACCTCACCCAGGCGCTCGTCCGGCTCTACGAGCTGGACAAGTTCGAGGACGCGGTGCTGCTGCGGAGCCAGATCGCCAACCTCTTCGCGGGCTTCCTGAAGCGGCCGACGAGCGAGGGGTCCGACCTGCATCCGCTGACGGGCCTGGCGCCGGACGGGACGACGGACAGTGGCCGGCCGATGCTGAGCCTCGAGCCGGGGACGTTCCAGGAGCTCGGCCCGGGCGAGGAGGTGCAGTTCAACAACCCGCCGATGGCTGACCCCTTCGGCCCCGCCTTCATGAAGGGTCAGCTGATGGCGGTCTCGGCGGCAACCGGCGTTCCCTACGAGGTCCTGACGGGCGACATGTCGGGCCTGAACGACCGCGTGATGCGGGTGGTGCTGCACGAGTTCCGCCGCCAGATCCAGGGCCGGCAGCACCACATCGTGGCCTTCCAGCTCTGTCGGCCCGTGTGGGCGGCCTGGATGGACCGGGCATTCCTCGCCGGCGCCCTGGTGATTCCCGCCGCGGCATACGAGGCGGACCCACAGGCGTGGGCAGCGGTGAAGTGGATGCCACAGGGGTGGCCCTACCTGCACCCGGTGCAGGACGTGCAGGCGGCGCAGAGCGCGATTAGGGCCGGCTTCACCTCGCGCTCGGCGGTCGTCTCCGAGCAGGGCGAGGACGCGGAGCAGATCGACGCCGAGCAGGCCGACGACAACCGCCGGGCGTCGGATCTGGGGCTCGCCTACGAGTCGGGGACGTCGACGCCCCCATCACCGGAGCCGCGTCGCGATCCCCGCCGCGACGAGCCTCTCCCGCGTGGCCCGCAGGGGCTGGCGGACAAGCCCAAGGCGAGAGTGCAGAAGGTGATTCGCCGCGACGAGCGCGGCCTGATCGTCAGCATCGCTGACGTCGAGATCCCAGGGAGTGAAGCATGAGCAAGGGGAACACGTTCGAGAACGATCTGCTGGCCCTGATCTTCAACGGCACGGCCATCGCGGATCTCGCGGAGAACGACACGAGCTCGCCGCTCACGGCGCTCTACGTCGCGCTGCACACGGCCGATCCGGGCGAAGCCGGCGCGCAGAACGCGAACGAGACGGCCTACACCGGCTACGCACGCGTGTCGGTCAACCGCAACTCCGGCGGGTGGACCGTCACCGGAGCGAGCGTCTCGCCGACCGCGAACATCGACTTCGGGGAATGCACGGCCTCGCCGGGCGCCCCGATCACCCACTTCTCCGTGGGCGTCGCCGTGTCGGGAGCGACCAAGATCCTCTACAGCGGGACGGTGACGCCGAACATCACGATGGCGGTGGGCGTGATCCCGCGCCTGAAGACGACGAGCACGATCACCGAGGACTAGGCCGGTCCATGGCGATCACTCTGTTCGGCACGGCGAAGGACCCGAGCTCCGAGAACGCGGCGAACGCGGGTCCAACCGCCGTTGTCGTTCCACCCGGGTCGATGCTGGCAAACGACTACGTCGTCGTCCTGGCTGCGTACCGTGGGACCGGAGTGACCTTGGCGGTCGGCACCGACGGCGGACAGTCGTGGACGTCAGAGACGGCGCGGACCCAGGGCACCGTCATCACGTCGCGGCTATTCCGGTGCAAGTTCAACGGCACATGGTCCAACAACCCTGACTTCACGGTCACGGCTGGAACGAACGGGATCATCGCCTACCTGAGCGCGTGGCGTGGCGTGGACCCCTCGACACCAATCGACACCGCGCTCGCTCAGACCGGATTCGCCGCCCCGGCGAACCCGTACGACGTGGTCCGCGCCGGGCTCACGACAACCTACGACAATGCGGTCGCGATCTACTGGTGGCTGTCGTCGGACAACAACACGTGGGCGCTCCAGGGTTCCCCCGGGCTGACGCAGCCGGAGGCCATGTGGCGCCAGACGACGACGACGGGGCTGTCGGTGTCGATGGGTTACAAAACCATCGCCACGGGCGGGTCCGCATCGGGGGATGCAACCAACAGGCAGACGGCTCTCGGTGGCGACGCCGGGACCACCCACATCATCTCTCTGAAGCCGGCGATCATTCTGCCGCCCCCGTTCCAGACACGGCCGTTCGGGACGACGGTGCGCTCGCGTCCCGTTGCGACGAGGAGAGCCTGACATGGGGCGCGCCATCTGTGCCTTCGACTCGGGTGCGGTGTCGATCGCCGCGAACACGACCAAGACCCTCTGGGGGCTGACGGCGCCGAGCAACCAGGGGATCGCCTGGCTGCGGTTCATCCTGTCGTGCGAGGGCGTCGCTGCCACGGACAAGCCCGCCCTGGTGGAGTGGGGTGTGGTGACGGGAGGGACGTTCAGCGGGGGGACAGAGCAACTCATCCAGTCTCCCGGCGGGGCACTGACGCCGCAAGCTGCCGCTCTCACCTACTCGGTCGAGCCCACGTGGACCGTGAAGGGGTCGGTCTACGTCCACCTCCAGAGCGGGTACGAGCTCGTGTTCCAGCGCGGGCAGGACGAGGTCGCCTACTACAACGCGACGTGGGCCCTGAGGGTCACGAATCCGACCGGGAACAGCACCACGAACGTCCGCTCGACGATCTGGTGGGAGGAGTAGGTGTCCACCACTCGTTACTCCCTGACGCCGGAAGCGGCGCACTTCCCCACGTCGAACTTCCCGGCGCTCTCGGTCGTCAACGCGCGGCCGGTGCTCGCGTTCGACCAGACGACGCAGGAGACCTGCTACTGGACCTTCGTCGCGCCACAGGGGCTGACGGGCACCCTGTCGGTGATCGTTCACCTATTCGGCAACGGAGCCGGGACGAACCCGACGTATTGGGAGGCGGCGATCGAAGCGGTAACGCCCGGGGACTCCACGGACCTCGACGCGGCGACGAGCTTCGACAGCGTTAACTCAGGCAACGTTGCCATGCCGGCGACCCAGGGCCATCAGACGAGCCTCAGCATCACGCTGACGAACGCCGACTCCATCGCGGCTGGGGACTACGTCCGCCTGTCGTTGGCGCGCGACGCCGACAACGGCAGCGACACGTTCGCCGCGGATGCGTACGTGACGCTCGTCGAGCTGCGCGAGGGATAGAGCGCGATGGCCCTGAGAACCGACGCGACGGGAGAGTACCTCTCGCTGGCGTCGGCGCCCGCGCGGCATGCGTTCACCATGACCGCCTGGTGGCAGTGGAGCCAGGACACCGGCCAGAGCTACGGGCAGGGCGGCATCGGCTGGGGTCAAGACGCAAGCCACTACGCCGGCATGACCTACTGGACGAGCGGGGCCATCTACCGCAACTCCTACGACAACGCGGCGGAGACCTCGGCGGGCGGAGCCTGCACGGTCGGTAACTGGTACTTCATCACCATCCAGCAGGACGACACCTACAACAAGGGCGACATGGTCGAGGACGGCGTCGCGATCTCTCTCGCCCAGCACGACCACTGGGGGACGTGGACGACGCCGGCTTACATAAATATCGGCTACGACGCGAACCACAACTTCCACGGGAACCAGCGGATCGCCCACGTCAAGGTGTGGAACGCGGTTCTCTCAGTCGCGGAGCTGGAGAACGAACGCTACTCCGTAGTGCCCAAGAGGCGGACGAACCTATGGGCGTGGTGGCCCCTCATCAGCACCACGAAGGCGGACGCTCTCAAGGACTACAGCGGCAACGGGCGCAACCTGATCGAGAACGGCACGTGCGCGATCGAGGACGGGCCGCCGGTCCCGTGGGGCGCGCCCCCGTTGACCGCCCACGGCGAGGCCGTGGTGATCCCCCCCGACTACGGCACCCCCTACGCACACGAAGGGGTGTTCCCGTTCTCGTCGGTCTGGCGGGCGGCGAGGGTATAGCCGATGGCCTGGCTGCGCACTCGCGTCGCATCGGCCGCAAGCCCCGGGAGTGACGGTTCTTCCAGCGGCTCCGGGGCCGCCGGTGGTGTCGGCGCCAGCTTCTGGCTGACGGTTGCCGCAGCGATCGGGCTCGGGGCCACGATGGCCGGAGCCGCGATCGTCTCCTCGGGCCAGGGCTCAGCAGGCGGACAGGCGACCGCGGACGCGGGCGCCGCGGTCGTCGTCGAGGCGTCGGCGTCGGCCGCAGGAGGCACGACGGCCGAGAGCCTTGCCGCGACGATCGCGCCCTCCATTGGAGCCACGAGCGGATCCGCGAGCGCAACGGCCGAGGCGTCGTCCTTCGGCGGAGCGGTCGCGGCAGCCACAGGAGCCGGTGCCGCCGAAGGGCTGACCGGAACCCTCTCCGGGGGCATCGCCAGCGCGGCCGGTGAAGCCGTCGGCGATGCTGTGGGGGGCGCTGTCGTCCTCACGGCAGGCGCCTCGGCGGGGGCCGCAACCGGGGATGCTGCTGCCGCCTTCCTGTCCGAGAGCGAGGCCTCGACGAGCGGAGAGGCGACGGCTGCCGCAGATGGGGCCCCCTTCGCCGCGGCCGTGGGCGAGTCCGCTGGCGTGGCCGCGGGGCCGCTGCCGTACGCATCCGCCGCGCACTACTGGCCCCTGGACGAAACGGGCGGGACCCGGTACGACGCAAACGCCTCGGCCAATCTGAGCGAGGACAGCGGATCCGTAGGATCTGCGGCCGGCAAGGTCGGCAACGCCGCAGCTTTCGTGGCGGACGGAGCCAATCTCCGAACAGCCACGCGGGTCCTGACCGCCAGTGACTGGACACTCACGGGCTGGCTCTCCTTCCCGAGCGGCTGCACCGACCTCTACACGATCCTCGACCACGACTATCCGTTCGTCGCGCTCTCAGTCAACGGCTTCGAGGGTCCGACCTGGCTGCGCGTCTTCGCAGAGACGAGCCACCCGGAGAACGTCAGCCTCATAGTCAACGCCGACTTCTCCAGTGGCTTCCTCCTGTTCGCCGTGGGCTGGGACGCCAGTGAGCGGAAGCTCTTCATCAGCATCAACGGGGCCGCGAAGACATGGTCGGGTCCCGCCCTCTACGAGGAGGGTCTCTCCGAGAGCGGTTCCCCGCTCTTCCGGTTCGGCTACGGGGTCGACGCGTATCGGGTCGACCAGCTGGGGGTCTACGACTCGGTCCTGAGCGACGGCGATCTCGCCGCCCTTTACGGGCAAGCGGCCTGCGTCTTCGCGGTGGATGGAGACAGCGCTGGGAGTTCGGCTGCGGATGGACCCGCCACCGCTCTCGCTCTTGCGACCGCGGGCTCCGCCGGCGCAGGAACGGCGGGGGCCACCGCGGGTGCGACCGCCGAGGGCGTCGGCGCTTCCGCAGGGCTCGCCGCAGCTGACGCGCCGAGCACGGCGCTGGTCGTTGGCGAGGCTTCAGCGGTCGGAGCCGCCGCCGCCGATGCGGCGTCCATCGCAGTCCACGAGGCCGGCGGATCGTCGATCGGGGCGGCAACGGCTGATGCCTCGGCTCTCGCCTTCGGGCTGGGCACCGCAGGGGCCACCGGGGCAGCAACAGCTGATGGCCACTCGAGCGCCGCGGTCGAAGCCGCCGGATCTGCCGGTGGCATCGCGGCTGCCGACGCCGTGGCCACCGCGGTTGCCCTCACGACGGGCGACTCCCAGGGCACAACAGTCGCGGACGCCGCCTCGGCCTCGTTGGCCGAGGGCACTGGCGCTTCGGCTGGTGCGGCGAGCAGCAGCGCCGCAGGTGCGGCGCCGAGCCTGGCGATCGGCGTCTCGGCCGGTGCGGGCGTCGCTGATGCTGTCGCGGCTGGCACCTACGAAGCCGCCGGCAGCAGTGACGGGAGCGCGACCGTTGACGCCACGACCACGGCGGTCGCCCTCACGGCAGGCGAGTCCCAGGGTGCCGCGGCTGTGGCCGGTGTCGCGAGCGGAGTCACCGAAGGAACAGGTGCCGCCGACGGCGCTGCGCTCGTGGCTGCCGGATCCGCAGCTCCCAGCCTCACGACGGGCGACGCGTCCGGGGTAGGTACCGCAGACGGGGCTGCAGCTGCGGTCCAGGAAGCCTCCGGTGACAGCACGGGCGCGGCGGTGGTCGACGGGAGTTCCGCCCCGCTCGCCGCCTGCGCCGCCGAGGCGGTTGGTGCAGCCCTGTCGGTTGCCGAAGCCGCCGCCCCAACTGCGGCTCTCGGATCAGCGGCCGGTGCGGGCGCGGCCGTCGCGGAAGGCAGCGACGCAGGGACCGGGTCGACCGCGGCAGCGAGCGGGACTGGCGTCGCCCTTGGGCAGAGCGCGAAGATCGCCGGCGTCGTCGGTACCGCCACGGGCCTCGGCACGGTGGTGGGCGAGAGCGTCCCCGCAGGGCCGCCGCCGCCGGTCGTCCAGCCGAGCGTCGGAGCCTCGTGGCCCATCTCCTGGATCAGGGAGAAGCTGAAGCGAAAGCAGCCCACGATCATCGAGGCACGGGCCGAAGCGCATGGGACGTCCTCGGCCACCGCAGTCGGCCAGCAAGTCAGCACCAATTGGGCTGAAGCGAAGGGCAAGGGCAAGAGCTGCACCGCGATCACGGCATCTTGGGCGGTCATGGGCGCCGCGGACGGGATGGTGCGAGGCGCGGGCTACGCGCAGGGCCGAGGCGTCGGGGTCGAGATGCGCCTCGCCCGACGCCAGGACGTCTTCCTCCTGGCGTCGGAGCTGGGCCAAGACATCGCCCTTCTCCTGGCAGAGCAGTTCGCAGGCCCGGACGACAACGACAGAGGAGCATGAGCATGCGGAAGTGGTACGCGTTCAAGGCGCTGGCCGAGGGCGACACCGTCGCCGAGATCGACATCCTCGACGTCATCGGCACCTGGGGCGAGGAGATCTGGGGCGATGTCGTCACCGCGAAGTCGTTCCTCGATGAGCTGTCGAACCTGCCGGAGGCGGTCGGGACGATCCGCGTCCGGGTGAACAGCCCCGGGGGCGACATCTTCGCCGCGGTCGCGATCGCGAACGGCCTGCGCGACCAGAGGGCATCGAAGGGCCGCCGGGTCGAGATGCGTGTCGTCGGCCTGGCGGCGAGCGCGGCCTCGGTCATCCTCCAGGGCGGCGACGTGATCGAGGTGGCCGACAACGCCCTCGTCATGGTCCACAACCCCTGGAGCTTCGCGATCGGAACCGCCGAAGACATACGGAAGGGAGCCGAGGCGCTCGACAAGGTCCGCGACACGATCATCACCACGTACCAGTGGCACTCGGAGCTGTCGGCCGAGCAGATCGGCGCGCTCATGGACGCCGAGACCTGGATGGACGCCGACGAGGCGGTGGCGAACGGCTTCGCGACCGAGAAGGTCGAAGGCCTGCGGGTCGCCGCCTGCCTCGACCCGCGGGGGCTGTCGGCGCTGAAGGTGCCCGAGCGGTTCGTCGAACGGGTCAGAGCCCTCGTGCGCCCCGAAGCGACGCCGGAGCCGCCGCCGCCGATCCCGGAGGCGTCCCCGGCCGCCGAAGTCATGGCAGCGTGCGCCGCGGCCGGCCTCGATCTCTCCTTCGCCCAGGATCTCCTCGCCGAGGGCCTGCCCGCCGCCCAGGTGGAGGCCCGAGTGGCGGGCGAGCTGGAGAGCCGGATCCGGGCGGAGAGTCGGGCCCGGGACATCCGCGCGGCATGCGCGGTGGCGAAGCAGTACGACCTGGCTGCCGGCTACATCACCGGCGGCATGACCGTCGAGCAGGTCAAGGACCACCTCACGAAGATCACCGCGAAGCTCGACAAGGCGGAGATCGACGCCGGGCTCGATCCGGATCACGGCACGCGGCGCAGGCCGGTGATCGACGTCATGGCGGTGTACGCCGAGCGCAACCGTCTGCGCCACTGAGAAGGAGTAGAGACGATGGCACTGACCGAAGGCAAGAACACGGGCGAGTTCATCCTCGCCGAGGCGCCCGGGACCATCAGCCGGGACACCGTCACCGTGACGGTCCCGGCCGCGACGACCCTGGCCCCGGGCACCGTCCTGGGCCAGATCTCGTCCTCGGGCAAGTACGTGCCCTACGACAACGCCGAGTCGGACGGGCGCGAGACCGCGGCCGGCATCCTGTACGGCGAGCTGGTGAACGCCGGCGGTGCCCCGGCCGACAAGGAGGGCGTGATCGTCGACTTCTGCGCCGAGGTCCGCAGCGCCGACCTCGAGTGGGAGGACGGCGTGGACGAGGATGCGGGGCTCGCGCATCTGGCCGCCCTCGGCATCAAGGCGCGCAGCTAGGCCCCGGAAGAAAGGCAGAAGGAGACAAGGCTATGCCGATGCTCGACGTGTTCCGCACCGACGCGTTCAACGTCGCGTCGCTCACCGACTCGATCCTGAAGGCGCCCTACAAGCCCGGACGGATCGGCGCGCTCGGCCTTTTCCGCGAGCGCGGCATCACCACCACCACCGTCGTCGTGGAGGAGAAGAACGGACGCCTCTCGCTCATCCCGACGAGCCCCCGCGGCGGCCCCGCCTCCACGATCGGCTCCGAGAAGCGGACGGCGCGGTCCTTCGTCGTGCCCCACCTGGAGCGGGACTCCACGATCATGGCCGACGAAGTCCAGAACGTCCGCGCCTTCGGCTCGGAGAACACGCAGGAGGCCGTCCAGACCCTCGTCAACGAGCGCCTGGCCGACCTGCGGTCCATGCACGAGGTCACCCTCGAGCACCTGCGGGCAGGCGCGATCAAGGGGCAGATCCTCGACAGCGACGGCTCCACGATCCTCTTCAACCTCTTCACCGAGTTCGGCGTCTCCCAGCAGACGGAGGACCTCGACCTCAGCGCCGACGTGCGGAGCCAGATCGTGGCCGTGCAGCGGCTCATCGAGGGCGAGCTGGGCGCCGAGCCCATCTCCGGCTTCCGGGCCTTCTGCGGCGACACGTTCTTCGACGCCCTCGTGGACTCGGAAGACGTGAAGGAGAGCCTCAAGTACCAGGAGTCCGCGCTGCTCCGGGGCGACCTGCGGAGCGGCTTCCAGTACGGCGGGGTGACCTGGGAGAACTACCGCGGCAGCGTCGGCGGCGTGTCGTTCTTCCCCACCGACGAGGCCTACGTCTTCCCGGAGGGCACGGGCATCTTCGCCACCTACTTCGCCCCGGCAGACTACATCGAGACGGTCAACACGGTGGGCCTCCCGGTCTACGCGAAGCAGGCGGTCGACGAGCAGTTCCAGCGGTGGGTGCGGATCGCGAGCCAGTCCAACCCCCTCGCTCTGTGTCTGCGCCCGCGCGGCGTCGTCCAGCTCACGATCGCGACGTAGCAGTTCTCCGCGATGGATCTGCGGCCCACGCTCGGGACGGCGCTGGACGCCTTCGCGCTTCCGGCCGTCGTGACCCCGCCCAGCGGCGCCCCGGTCGAGACGAGGGCCTTCTGGCTCCCGACCCGGACCGAGGAGTCGGAGGTGGCGGAGTTTCGGCGGTCGGAGGCGCGGCGGATCCTCGTGCTGCCGGCGAGCGACGTGCCGCAGGTCCCGCGCGGGACGCGGGTCGTCATGGCGGAGTACGAAGGCGGCGATCTGCGCGAGTGGAGCACCGATGCCATGCTGCGGTTCGACTCCGATCACCATCGCGTGTGGGTCGTCCCCTACGTGGCGGAGTCGAGCTGATGCCCCTCCAGCCCAGCAAGCGCCAGGCAGCGATCTCGGACATCGTGCGCCGCCTCGAGTTCATCACGAAGGCGAAGGGGTACAACACGGATGCCGGGGAGCACATCTTCGTCGGCGAAGCTCCGACGTTCGGCGAGGCAGACCCGCCCGAGGCCCTGGCCGTCCTCGTCGAGGAGGATTCCCCGAGGATCGAGGGCGGCCTGATCCGGACGCGTACGCCGATCGAGATATGGGCGGTTGTCCCGGCCGGCACTTCGGATCCGCTCCTCGCGGTGGAGGCGATCATCTCCGACATCAAGGAGGCGATGGAGATCGAGGCGGACGGCTCGCTGGATCGCTTCCTCGGGACCGTCACCGACGACGACAGGCCATATGGAACGCTGCCCAAGGGGCTCGAGCGCGGCACGATCAAGCCCCTGCGCCGGCAGGAGGGGAGCACCTACGTCGGCGCCGCCGTCGAGTACATCGCCCACTTCGAGGAGCGATGGGGCGGGGGTGGGGCGTGAGCCGGTACAGCTTCGACCTCGAGATCGAGCGATTCCGGCAGGATCTCCTCGCGCTCGCCGAGGCGACCCCGATGATCCTCGCGCGGTCCCTGAACCGTGCCGGCGTGAGCGGGCAGACGGCGCTCGTCCGGGCCGTGGCGGCCGACACAGGCATCGCGCACAAGAACATCAAGCGGGAGATCCAGCTCGACAAGGCGACCCGGTCGCTGCCGATCGTGGCGATGACGATCCGGGGTCGGCGGATCCCCCTGATCGCCTTCGGTGCCCGCGGCCCGGAGCCGTCCAAGGGTCGCGGGAAGGGCGTGACGTATCGGCTCCCCGGGGGACGCGGGCGCGTCGGCGAGGCCTTCATCGCCACGATGCAGTCGGGGCACCGCGGAGTCTTCCGGCGGAAGCCAGGCTTCCAGAGGTCGACGCGACACGGCCCGCCGCCCACCCGGCCGCAGCTGCCGATCATGGAGCTGCGCGGGCCGTCGCTGCCGCACGTCTCGGAGAAGCAGCTCGCCGTCTTCCAGGCGGCGGCGCAGCAGTCGTTGTTGAAGAACCTCCAGAGCGAGATCTCGTTCGTGAGGGGAAAGGCCAAGGGCGACGAGTAGGGGTCGCCGAGAAGGAGAGAACACATGGCGGAGCATGCGACGCAGGCGGTCATCGGCTGGGGCGCCCAGCTCTCGCGGGGCAACGGTGACGGCCCGCCGGAGACCTTCACGGCGATCACCGAGCTCACGGCCTTCGAGCCGCCCGACGAGCAGGCCGACGACGTCGAGGTGACGCACTTCGAGTCGCCCGACCGCACGAAGGAGTACGTCCGCGGCATGATCGACGCGGGCGAGGCGTCCTTCACGGTCAACTACAACCCGGCGGTCTACCCGTCGCACCAGCAGATCGTCGCGGACAAGGCCTCGGGAGCCATCTCCAACTGGAAGTTCGTCTTCCCGGACGACATGGAGACGGACGTCTTCCCGGCCTACGTGAAGGGCTTCAAGCCGAAGCTGGGCCCGAACGACGCCCTCACGGCGGACGTCACGCTGAAGGTCGCCGGCGCGGTGGTGCGGACGCTGCCCGAGATTTCGTAGGCGGGAGGCCCCGACATGGCCAACCACCTGCGCGGCGAGGTCGAGATCGCGGCGGGGGACAGGAAGCTCGTCTTCCGCCTCGGCGTGAACGAGATGATCGCCATCCAGAACGACTTCGGCCTGGCGGGCAAGGACGAGGAGTTCTCCGCGGCGCTCATGAGCCTCCGGGGCTTCGCCCGGCCCCGGATCGTCTTCTACCACGGCCTGCGGGCGCGCCAGCCGGACATCACGATCGAGGAGGTGGGCGACATCATGACGGCGATCGGGATGCCCCGGGTGGACCAGGCGATCGTGGAGGCGGTGCGCTGGGCGCTGCCGGACAAGGAGCCGGGCGACGACGAAGGCGGCGACGCCCGCCCTTTCGGTGGGCCGACGTCTTCCTAGACGCGGCCCGGGCGGGTATGACGCCGGATGAGGTCAACGCGGCGACGCTCCGCGAGATCGCGATCGTCCTGAAAGGCGCGGCCTGGCGCCAGGAGCAGGCGGCACGCCTTTCGCTGCACGGGGCGTGGTACTCGGCCGCGCTCCAGCGGTCGAAGCGCATGCCGAGTCTCAGCCAGCTCGTCCGGGACGCGACGCCCCGCTCGTCCCGGGCCCGGCAGACGCCTCGGGAGGTGGCCCTGAATATCCAGTCCTGGGCCGCAGCCGCGGGCTTGAAGATTCACCGTCGTGCTGATCTGGTGAGGACCGATGGCTGACGCCGTCAAGACGCTTCGGGTGGAGCTGACCGGCGGCAGCCTGGGCCTCCAGAAGAGCCTCGCGGACGCCGCCTCGGCCGCGGGGCGCATGGGCGTCGAGCTGAGGGCTGTCCAGGGCGGGCTGGACAAGATCACGGCCGCGCGACCTACCGGCGAGATGAAGGCCCTGGATCTGGCCGTCCGGGGTCTCGGCGGAACTGCGCAGCTGACGCGCGAGCAGCTCGGGCGCGTCACGGTGCAGGTGAACCAGCTCGCCGCGGCCGGGGCGAAGGTCCCGGAGAGCCTGTCCGGGCTGACCGGCATGGGCTCGAAGCTGGGGGCGGCGTTCCAGGCCCTGACGACCGGGGGGGGCATCTCGGGCGCCCTGGCCGCGATCGGCCCCGCGGGCGTAGCCGCGGCGGCCGGCCTCGCGGCCATCACCGGAGGGGCGACTGCCGCCTACCGGGCCGTCTCGGACCTCGCGAGCCAGGCGGAGCAGTGGGGTAACGTCTCGGCCGCGACCGGGATCTCCGTCGAGTCGGTGCAGAAGCTCCAGGACTACCTCGTCGACGCCGGCTTCGATGCGACGGACCTGACCCGGATCATGAAGGCCATGCAGTCCGAGATCGCCTCGGGCGGCAAGAGCCTCGAGAAGTATGGGATCAGCCTCGAACCCCTGAAGGACAAGACAGCCGAGGAGCAGCTGCGTCTCCTCGCGCAGGCGATCAGCTCCATCGAGGACCCGATGGTCCGCGGCGCCGCGGCCACGGAGGCGTTTGGCCGGGGCGGGTCGCGGGCCCTCGCTGCCATCGCCGGCCTCGCCAGCGGCGACTATCTGCAGATGGCCGCTATGACGGCCGCTCAGGTGGCCGAGCTCCAGCGCATCGATAAGGAGCTAGACGCGGCCGGGCGGGCCTGGGAGAACTGGAAGAAGCGGGCCGTCTACTCGATGCTCCAGGTCGCCCAGTCGCTTATGACCGTGCGGACGGTCCCCGGCGTCCCGAGCCCGAGTGAGGCCGCCGCCATCATCCGGGACGCACGCGCGCAGGGTTTCGCGCATGGGCCGGCTGGTGGTGGGGGTGCGGGCGCGGCGGCCGAGCAGGAACGTCAACGCCGCGTCGCCGACATGGAGGCGGCGAAGGAAAGGAAGGAGGCCGAGAAGGCCGCCAAGGAAGCGGCGAAGAGTGAGAAGGAGCTGACCGAGAAACGAAAGGCAGCCGTCGAGGCCCTCTACGCCGCCGAGGCGGCCGAGCTCCGGCGCAACATCGCGCTTGCCCAGGCGTCGATGGCCCTGCGCCAGGACCTCGTGCAGTCGGCGCTCGCGGGCATGGGATACACGGCCGGCCCGCGGGGCACGCGCGCTGCCCTCGGTGCCGTGATGCCGGGTCTCCCGGAGAGTTCCGCCCCCGTGCCCGGTTCGCTTGGTTCACCGCAGGATGCTGCTGCGGCCGCGATGAACCAGGCCGAGAAGAACGCCCAGGCGGCGCTCGCCGCGGGCCTCGGCGAGGACCAGGTCAGGGCGAAGCTCGAGGCGATGGGGCTGACCGCCCAGGAAGCCGCCTCGATGATCGAGCGGCTGAGCGGGAGCTTCCAGCAGACGAAGGGCTCAGGGGACACTTGGATCAACGCCCTCGGGGCGATGGGCCAGGCCCTTCAGGGCCTCGGGGGCGTGGCCGGGCAGATTGGGGGTGCGCTGACGGGTGTCGCGGGCACCCTGAAGCAGCTGGGCACGGGCGCCGGCGGGAAGTTCTCGCTCGGCCAGCTTGGCTCCTCCATGAAGACCATGGAGGGGAAGATGGCCGTGGGCGGCGCGGTCGCCCAGGGTCTCGGCGCGATCGGCAACGCGCTGCAGAAGGGGGGCAAGGCCGACAACAAGATGGTGGCCGGCCAGGCCCTCGCCGGCGCCGCCAAGGGCGCCCAGATGGGGGCCATGCTCGGCCCCTACGGGATGCTCGCCGGCGCGGTCATCGGCGGCGCCATCGGCTTCTTGAAGGGCAACAAGATCAAGAAGGAGGCGAAGGCTGCGGGGGGCATCCTCGGGCGGGAGATCGGCGTCGAGGAGCTGAAGCAGCTGAAGGAGCAGGCCAAGGCGGCCGGGAAGAGCCTGAAGGAGCACCTGAAGGACGTCGCGAAGGAGGAGAAGCGGCAGAAGGAGATCGCGGCGCGCCAGAAGCTCGAGGCCGGCCTCACGACGGCCCGCGGCGGGGCCGAGAACCTCATCGCCAAGCTCGAGGGGAACTACTCGAGCGCCGCCAAGGCCGCCTTCAGCAAGCTCATCGGGAAGGTGTCGGACGCCCTGATGAAGGCGGGCCTGGGCGTCCTCGATGCCCGGCTGTCGAAGTCCGAGGAGTTCATGGGTGCGCAGTCCGCGGCGGCGGACGTCACCCAGATTCTCACCGGGATGCGCCAGGCCGGGATCATCGACGACGACACGATCCGAGCGAGCGAGGAGGCGACGATCGCCCTGCGGGACCAGGCGATCGCGGCGGCGCGGGCGGCCGGGCTCAGCGAGGCGGAGGCCCAGCGCGCGGGCAGCGCGGCGGTGGCGGGGCTCCTGCGCGAGCAGCTCAACGTCAACAAGGCGACCGGCCGGCAGAACAGCTCCCAGCTCGACGCCCTTCTCGCCGAGGCGAAGGCGAACGGTATCGAGATCCTGGCGGACCCGGCGGTGGAAGCCGTCGAGGTGGCGAAGGAATCGCGCGACTACCTGAAGACGATCGCGGAGGGCCCGCCTCCGGAGCCCTCGAAGGAGGGCAAGAAGTCCTATGAGGGAGACACGAGCCAGAACACAGGGGGCTCGCGCACCGAGGAACAGGACAGAGGGGGCAGGGAGACGGCGGCCAAGGGCTTCGGGCCTGTCATCACGCCCAACCTCGGGGGAGGCCTCGGGCCGCTCATCCAGACCCACCCCGGGGAGCTGGTGTGGATCGTCCCGAAGTCGGACCTGGGCTCCGCGATGGTCTCCGCGGCGGGGGGGCTTGGGGGCTACGGCTGGGGCCGGTACGGGTCGAACACGTTCCCCTCGCCCCTCTCCGACGCCATCGCCGGCTGGGGCACCCCCGGCGGGAGCCAGGTGAACGTGAACCTGGCGATCTCGGAGAACCCCTTCCAGACGACGGAGGGTGCGGCGCGGCTCCGGCGCTACACGCTGGACGCGGTCGAGCGGGAGACGTCGAAGCACCTGGCCGCGCTCATCGCCGCTGGGCGGGCGTAGCCCATGCGTTCCGCGGCCCTCCTCGAGGCCCGGCGGCGGGGGGCCGAGGTGTTCCCGGTGCTGCGCGTGGCGTGGGTGGCCCGGGAGCTGGCGCTGGGCACGGGGATCTACGCCCCGGCCGGCCGCCTCGTCGACGGGGGCCAGGTGACGGCGGTGACGATGCAGGGGGGCTGGGGGGGCATTGAGTACGGCAGCGGACTCGGCTCCGGCCAGTTCGACGCCGTGGAGACGAAGGTCAAGGTCGTCGACGTCGAGAGGACGCTGCTCCGGCTGCTCGAGGGCTACGACCCCCGCGGCTCCGCTGCCGCAATCGACTGGGCGGCGGCCGGCCTCGCCGCCGAGGACTGGGAGCCCATTTTCCGCGGCATCGTCTCGGACTGGGATCGGGACGGGCTCGCGACCCAGCTCACCGTGAAAACCGACGACACCGTGCTACGCACCCCGGTCCCGCCGAAGGTCTTCTCCCGCACGGAGTGGGGGGCCGCCGCGGACACGACGATCTTCGGCACGGCGCTCCCGCTCGTCCTCGGCGTCCACGACGCCTTCCAGGTCACCGGCCGCGGGATGGTGGCCGGGGTGAACATCCGCTACGACAAGGACCTCGGCTACTGGTGGATCGCGAGCATGGGGAACCTCGTCAAGATCCGGCGGGTGTACTTCGACGGCGTCGCCCAGCCGGCGACCAGCTGGACCACGATCCGGGGCGTCTACGGCGGGAACCTCATGACGATCATCTCGTTCCCCGAGGCCTACAAGCCCGACAAGGGCGCCGTCGTCTCCTTCGACTGCGAGGGCCCCGACGAGGACGGGCTCTACGCCGGGGCGTCGCTCGCGAACCCGGTGGTGCAGCTGCGCACCGTGCTCGAGGAGTACGTGTACCGGACCCCGCCGCTCGGCGCCTGGGTGGGGGCGCACCCGATCGTCGACGCCGAGTCGTGGGATGCCGCCGCGGTGTGGTTCGCCGTTCACGGCTACGAGTCGGCGCGGCGCTTCGGGGGTAACCAGAATCCGGAGAGCGCGGCCGAGGTCGTCTCCTCCTTCCTCGAGGCGCACCCCTGGGTCCGCATCCACTGGACCCCGCTCGGGACCCTCGCGATCGTCATCCTCGACCCCGACGACGTGGACCCGGATGACGACCTCTGGTTCGACCTCGAGCGGTACCACGAGAGCGGGACCGTCGAGTACACCGCCGGCGACAGGCGGGAGGTCTACACCCACGTCAAGGTGCCCTACATGTGGTCGAGCGCCGAGCAGAAGTACGTGGTGGCGATCGAGGCGCACGACGTGGCCGCGCTCGCGGAGAAGGTGAAGCTCGAGATCCCCAACAACTGGAGCCAGGGGCGCTACCTGCTCGACGACGAAGAGGGAACGTGATCCGAGAGGTCAACTTCGACCCGGCCGGGGAGGTCCTGGACGCGCCGGCCGACGGCGCGCAGACGTCGCGCGAGCCCAACTCGTCCGGCTACCCGTGGGCGGGCACCCCGACGAAGACGCTCGGCGAGGTCTGGTCCGACGACGACGCCACGTCGTTCTGGTACTGCTGGCCGCACAAGGACAACGCCTCCCTGGCGCTCGTGATCGCGAGCTTCGTCCCCCCTCCCACCCTCGCGATCTTCAAGGCGGTGAAGCTGCAGGCCTGGTGGTCTCTCTCCCAGCAGGGCCCGAACAACTGGTACTTCCCGCTGGACAACGCCTACGGCCCCCGCGCCCGCCTCGCGCTGCGGAACCGCGCGAAGGACGGCTACCTCTACTCCTCCTACCGCGAGTTTATCTGGCCCACCGACGCCGAGCACGACGAGAACGTGAACAACCCGGCGAGCTACACGGGTCCGATCCTGCAGGAGTGGGAGCTCGCGGCGCACCCCGAGGGTGGGCCGTGGACGATGGAGGACCTGAGCGTCGCCAACTTCGCGGCGGGGATCGAGGTCTCCTTCGCCTCGCCGGCCTTCACGAACCAGCAGGGGTCCTTCTACAAGCTGCGGGTCCACAAGCTGCGGGCGGTCCTCACCATCGAGGACCTCGGCGGCTACGTAAAGAACGTCCGGCACGCCGGCTCGATGGCGCTGCGGCTCATGCGGCGGGCCAGGAACACGGTGGCCGTCCGAGCCATGGCCGACCGCGCCGCGGGCGAGCTCGGCGGGAGGGTCTACCTCTCGCACCCCTGGGGGCCTTCGATCGCGGAGGGCGGGTGGGGGCGGCGCCGACTCGAGCGCCGCCCCGCGGTCGTGATGAAGCGGACGATCTACCCGGAGAGCTTCCGCGTCGAGGACGAGCTCTTCGACGCCCTGTCGTACTCCTGCCTCGGCTGGGCCGCCTACCGCATCGACGGCCCGTGGTCGCCCGAGCTGCAGGGGCTCGCCCTCATCGACAAGGGGGGCGAGTTCTCCCACACCCGGGCGCAGGACGGCTGGTCTGCGCGCCCCGGGGACGGCGCCCTGATGCGGGTCCTCGAGGACTACCCGATCCTATCCTTCCGCGGCCTGGCCGCCCAGGGGGGCGACGACATCGCGATCTGCCTGCGGAACTACGACCTGATGCAGGCGGGCTGGGTCAGCTACGGGGTGTTGAACCTGACGATCACGGCGAGCACGTCCGTGGTGATGGTCGAGGAGCAGGGCTACCTCTCCTCGGCCCTCTTCACGTTCGGCGCGACCCCGGGCGAGGGGGGGCGGTCGCGGGACCTCGGGACGCTGCCCCGGGCGGCCGGGGACCTCCTGCACGTCCGGGTGGTCGTGAAGAACGGGAGCGTCGCGACGCCGGAGACGCAGTTCCTCGAGTGGCGGCTGAAGCGATCCGACCCGAGCATGGGCGCGGCCGAGACCTGGGACAACGCGAACCGCGTGTGGACGACGGACGCCGTCGACAACCCCATCCCCTCGGGCGAGTCCTTCGGCGAGGTGATCGCCGACGCCATCCCCTGCGATTGCCCGGCGGCCTCGGCCGACCCCGCCTACTCGATCTACATCGGCCACTTCTCCGGCCAGATCGCCAACTGCGTCTTCAACGCCGGGCTGGTGGACGTGCAGCACAGCCCGGCCGGCATCGGGGGGTCCTACGGCGCGCGGACCCCCCTCGTCACCCTCGACGAGACCATCACCCGCGAGCCGGACAAGCACCTCCTGCCGAACACCCTCGAGGCGGAGCTCTGGAGCTACGAGCGGGGTGTCGCGGTCGTCGAGATCCAGCCCTTCTGGCGCGCCGAGGCAATGCCGACGAACACGGTGAAGCCCCTCCTCCACGCGCATCACGCCGTCGACACCTGGGACGCCGTCCAGTTCGTGGCCCGGACGGGAAGCGACGACATCGTCCGCTTCGAGCGGGCGGTGGCGGGCCAGGCGACATTCCAGCTCGACTGCCCCATCCCGTCCCTCGACCTGAACCGCAGCCACGTCCTGCGGGTCTGGGCCCGGTGGCTGGGGACGGAGGGGTGGGGGGAGTACGGACCATGGTCCGTCGAGCTCGGCTGGGCCGCCTTCCTCGAGGAGACGGGCGCCCTGGTGGGCTCCGGATCGGTCCTCGGCCGCTTCGCCTACGAGGGCGCCGTCTCCGCGCGGGAGTGGCTCCGGATCGGATCTGACCCCACCGACCGCTACGCGGACGCCTACATCCGCACCTGGGAGACCCGACGCAACCCCATCTCCGGGCTGGAGGCGACATGGCGCGTGTAGGACCCCTCGCCGGTGTCGACATCGACGCGCTGTGGGCGGCGCTGCGCCCCCGCATCATCGCCCTCGGCCGCGCCGGTGGCGGCGCGGGGGTCCCAGGCGCCGCGGGCGCCGCGGGAGAAACCGGCCCCCAGGGTCCGCCGGGGCCGAAGGGCGTCACCTGGCGCGGGGAGTGGACGGAGCAGACGGACTACACGCTGGGGGACATCGTCACGCTCGAGACGGAGCCCGGGGTGGACCCGGCCGAGCATCCGGGCGGGTCCGTCCTGACGTACCTGTGCCTCGAGGACCACACTTCTCTGGCGGGGTCGCCGCCCGCTCCTGGCGGGACGATACAGTGGCACGAGATCACGCCCGGCTACCTCGTAGTCGACGGGTCCCGGCCGATGACCGGCGACCTCGAGATGGGCGGTCACGAGGTCGACGACGTCCTGAACCTCCATATCAGCGGCGGGGCCGGGGACGGCGACATCGACGGGGTCCGCGACATCACCTTCGACAGCGACGAGGGCGAAGGGAACATCGACGGCGTCCGGGACATCTCGTTTGCCGGGGTGATCGGTGAGGGTGTCATCGACGCGCCGCGTGTCATCCACATGTCCGGAGACCACGCCGACGACGAGGCCAAGGTGGACGGCCTCGAGCGGGTCGTGTTCAACGACGAGCCGACGGCCAGCAGCATCGAGCTCCCGTCGCGGATCGAGATGAACCCAGGCGTCGAGGCCGGTGTCGACTACACGGCCGGCGTTGGCAAGGTGTCCTGGGACACGCTCGAGGACACTCTCGTCGTGTGCGTCGCGAGTGGCGCCGGCGTCGTCTTCGTGGCCTTCGGCTGGGGCGTCCTCGCTGCGGTCAACGGCGCATGAGCATCCGCTTGCCTGTCGGTGCGGACGTGACCCAGGCTCGTAACGGCTACGTCGAGGTCCCGCCGCCGGAGCACTCCGGGCGCATCGCGTCCATCAGCGGTCCCTTCTGGATCAGCAACAACCGCTACCCCTCCTATCCCGGGTACGACGGATTCGACGACCCGACGGAGTACCGCGACCAGAGCGACGTCCTGCTGCAGGCCGCCGTCCAGTGGCTGACAACACTGGACACCGGAGCTCACATCCTCGTCTGCTGGGCGTCGCCCAATCCTCGCTTCGGCGTCGATGTGCAAGGCGGTCTCGGGCGCCTCGGGCATACCTTCGACGCGAGCGGGAGCGCGGGCCTCAACGGATTCGACCCGACCAACTACGACTGCGTGTTCTGTGGCGTCCTCGACGGTGCCGATATCGCGACCATCGACGACTACCTCGACTACGGTGGTGCCGTCCTGACGTACGCGGACATCGCGTACCCTCTCGCCTGGTCTCGCTACGGCTGGAAGGCCGCGACGCCCTATCAGGATCGTCCCACCTACCAGAAGGATGTCGAGTGCGCTCCGTTCGGCGCGGCGACCTACACCTACGTCCTCTACACCGATCCGCAGCTGGCGACCGAGACGAAGACGCGGCCAGGGACCACGACCTTCTACGCGAACGTGGACGACGAGGACGTGATCGCGCTGTGGGTGAATGAATGAGCACCATCGCACGGTTCACCCTCGTCGAGATCATCGGGGCCGAGTCCTCGCACGCCTCCGTTCAGCCCTGGGACCCGGCCGCCTACGAGCAGCCTGGGCTCGACACGGCGCACAGAATCCTCGGCGTCACGATGACCGCATCGGAGAGCCAGGAGCCGGTCGCGGTCATGAGGCGGGGCGTGCTGCGCGATGTGGCCCGCCAGAACGGCGAGACCTGGGCCGTCGGTGACGTGCTCTGGGCGAAGTCTGACGGTTCGATCACGAAGACACGGCCGGCGGCGCCGCTTCCCTTCGTCTTGGTGGGCACGGTCTTCGAGACGATCAACACGCTCCACACCGTGGACGTGGACGTGCGGGTGCTCCCCTCGCTCGGCGAGCTCTCGGGGGTGAGCGTCGAGACGCCCGCGGATCTCGACGTCTTGATCTACAAGGTGGCGACGCACGTCTGGGAGCCGCGGCGGCTGGTCCACAACACGGACCTCGACGGGCTCGCCACCGCGTCGGCCCATCCCGCCAGCGCGATCACGAACACCCCGGCCGGGGACATCGCGGCGACGACGGTCCAGGCCGCGATCGACGAGCTGGACGACGAGAAGGTGAAGGTGGCGGGCCAGCTCGGGGGCACGGCGGACTCGCCCACGGTCATCGGGGTCACCGAGACGGGCGGGCCGACTGCACTGACGTTCGGGGCGATCGGGGACGGGAAGTTCCTGAAGCGCGACGGGACGGGCATCGTGGGCGCGGACGCCGCGGGAGGTGCGACGGCTCTCGACGACTTGACGGACGTCGACGCGCCGGCCCCGGATGATGGGGACGTCCTCACCTGGGACGACGGCAATGCCGAATGGATCGCCGCGCCTCCCGCGGGGGGGCCCCCATCCGCCCACGCCACGTCGCACGTGACCGGCGCGGACCAGCTGGCGGACGTGGTTGGGGACGGGGGTTCCGGCGGGACGCATGGGCTCGTTCCGGCGCCGGCTGCCGGAGATGCTGCCGCCGGGAAGTTCCTGAAAGCCACCGGGGGGTGGGCGGTCCCTTCCGCCACCGTCGCCGAGCTCGACGACATCGGGGACGTGAACGCGGCCGCACCCGACGACGAAGACGTCCTCACCTGGGATGACGGCGCGGGGGCATGGGTGCCGGCCGCCGTCGCCACGATCGGCGCCAACATGCGGCGGGACTTCCAGGAGTTCACTGCTGCGGGTGCCGATAGCTGGACGAAGCCCACGACCTTCACGCCCCGCCTCGTCCGAGTCGTCGTGATCGGCGGCGGCGGGGGAGGCGGCGGCGGGGGCGGCTCCACCGGCGCGGCCCGTCGGCAAGGGGGCGCGGGCGGCGGCGGTGGGGCATTCGCGGAGGCGTGGTTCGACGCGGACGACCTGGGCTCGACTGAGTCCGTCTACGTGGGGACGGGCGGTGCCGGCGGGGCCGGCTACTCCGGTGCCGGCAGCGGGAACGGAAACGACGGGAGCGTGGGCGAGACGAGCACGTTCGGCACCACTGTCCGCCTGTCCGCCTACGGCGGCGGGGGCGGGTACCGCGGCACCGCAGGAGGCGGTAACTCCGCCGGCGTCGGCGGCGGCGGGGGGGGTACCGGCGGGGCCGGCGCGACGGGCACGGCGACGACGGGAACAGGTGGGCTTCCGGGTGGCCAGGCCACCGCCTTCGGCACGTTGTCGCAGGTCGGCGGGGGCGGAGGGGCCGGCTCCCCGGGGACGAGCAATCAGCCAGGCTGCTCGGCGGAGCATGGCGGGGCGGGCGGGGGAGGCCACACCAGTTCCGGCGTCAAGGGCGCGGGAGGCTCCTCGCTCTGGGGTGGCGGTGGAGGCGGAGATGGAGGGGGGACGGACGCAACCCCCGCGATCCAGGGAGGCACCGACGGGGGGACGTCGGGGACCTGCACCGCCGGCGGTGGCGGGGCGAAGGGGACGGATGGAGCCTCGCCGACCGCGGGAACAGACGGCGCGGACGGAAACTTCCGCATCGCCGGCTCGGGTGGCGGTGGCGGTGGCACCACCATCACGGCCACGACGAACGGCGCGAACGGCGGCGCCGGCGGGCAGCCGGGCGGCGGCGGTGGTGGCGGCGGGGCCTGCACGACGTCGGCGACCGCGGGCACGGGCGGGGCGGGCGGAGACGGCGTGGTCCGGGTGTGGACGTTCGGGTAG